CTGCGATGTATCGGGTTCGATCTTTCCTGCGTTGCGCTCTCGTTCGATTTCCTTGTCCATCTGCTTGATTTCGGCTTCGTTGAAACCGAGGACATTCTTTCGAATCCATTCGTGAGAATAATACTTACCTATGTATGGTTTGATATTCCCCACTTCTTCCACCTGTTGACGGCGCAACTCAGCATTCTTGAGTTCCGTGAAGAGATTGTCCTTGAGGAAGTCGAAGTAGATCGCCTCCTTCATCTCGTTCCACTCGTCAGCGGTGATAACTTTCTTTAGGATCAACTGCTTCTTGAGGATGTCAAAGAAGAACTCACAGAACTTGGTTCTCAGTCTGTGGATGTACTTCGTGAACCGAACCTCGTCGCGTGTGATCTCAGTAGAACGCCCAAGCATAAACTGCTTGTCCTGTTCCAAGCGGCTCACGGGAACCGAAAGGGCACGATACAGTTTCTTTTGGAAGTATATGACATCTGTCAGTTCTCCAAGATTCTGACCGCCCTGTAGGGTTGTGATTTCAGTACCACGGCTACCCTCACGGCGGGGCAACCAATAGTCCTCAAGCATCGACATGAACTTCTTGTCATCACGAATCTCTCCCGTAGCCGCGTCATAGACGAGACGGTTGCGGTAGCGATTCATGAGATCCTTGACATACTGTTCTGCCTTCGTCTTGGGAAGGTTACCGACATCGATATAGAAGATGCGGCGTTCGGGAGCGCGGCTGATGCGGTAGATGACGATGGCATCTTCCAACATTCTAAGTTGGTTCAGGGGCTTGATTGCCTTGTGAAGGAATCCAACCGTTCTCTTGTAACGGCTGTCCATGAGACCCGATGAGCAGAATGCGATTGCATCCTCGCTGATCTTGATGCCCGCTGGATTGCCTCCTGCACGGGGATTATCCTTGTTGTACAAGTAGAAGTCCTTGTACCCTGTGATAATCTTCGTGCCGTTCTTCATCGTCTCCTTGGTGTACTCGCGGATCTTCTGAATGTTCATCGGATCCACATAGCGCAGTTCAAGGATTCCTTTTTGTGGGTTCTCCTCATCGATGATCAAGTGAAAGAAGATCTTTCCATCCACATACCATCGACGGAAGATTTCAGTCCCCTTGGTCTCAAACTGCATGACACGAAGGATGTTGCGGAACTCTTCGTGAATTCTCTCCTTGACATTGTCACTAGCCTTGAGTCGGTCTAGGACAATCTTCACGGGAGACTTCTTCTCACCTACCACGATTGACTCATTCACCACATCGTCTACTGCGACTTCAACGATGGGATCCTGAGCCATTTCGCGGTACTTCATGGTCAGTTCGAAATCGTTGCGGACGGTGCCGTCGAGATCGACATACTGACCATAGAAACCACCCGCTTCAACAGGAATGGCTCCGTCATCGAATGTCGGAACGACAAACGACTTCAGAGCCTTTTCCTGCTTCTTCTCTGCTTTAGAACGCTCTAGGCGAAATCCGAAAAGTTCCATTATGTAGATACCTCATGACCTTTCAATTAGGTGGTTACGCCTTCGACTTCGAAGTACTGGTAAGCAATCGTGACATCGAATGTTGAAGGCTCGGATTGCGCTCCCATGTCCATCGTTGTTTCAGCGATGGTTGTGGGCCAGCATCCGACCATCTTATAACGAGCGATGGGGTTGCCCTCACGGGTGAGTGGCGTAATCGTCCAATCGGTCATGAACTGATTCATGGAGTTCGCACCGACATTGGTGCGGTTCGTGTTCATGAGGTTCATCCAAGCCTCAAAAGACTTACGCAATCCATAGGTGCCATCGTTGTAGCAGGAGATCGACCAATCTGCGAAAGTGCGGTCGCCTGGGTACTTGAATGGACGGCCCATGTAGAAGGCTTGGTTGGTGTTGAGAGTCGAAGAAGGAATCTTCGAAGCCTTGCACAGGAACGAAACCTGTGCAGAGGGGCTTCCACCACCCGCAGCAGCGGCTACGGCATTGATGGCTCCACCGACTGCTCCACCGAAGAGCGCACCCGCCACAGCGGCTGCGCCCTGAATCGCCTGCGTGTTACCACCAGGGAAGTTGCCTTGGACTAGGAACAGGTTGTTTCTAGCAAGACCGTTGATGAGATTGGCGCGGAATGCGTCGATGCTGAACTGTGACATTTAGGACTCCTTATGGGTATTTAGTGGGGTTTCCTGCATCACAAATTAAGCACCGACCTCGCTGAAGTTCACGCCTGTGCGGGTGGCGATAAAGTTCAACTGGATGAAGTTAATGCTGCGGTTCGGCTTGATGTAGATGTCAGCAACGAACCGATTGCTATCGATAACTTCAGGGGTGTTGTTCTTCTCGTCGCATACGACCTTGAAGTCGATGAGACCGCGACGAGCCTGAACATCACGCATGAACGGCTCAATTAGAGAACGGAACTGTGCCCGTGTGAAGGCATCGTTGAACTCAAAGAGGCTGTACTTAGCAGCGGTGGAGATTGCCTTCTCAAGCACAATGAACAGACGGCGCACATTGATGCGGTCGAATGCAGATGGCTTGGAGAGAGCAGTCTTGTCGCCGTAAAGGACGGTGCCTTCACCCGAGAAGGTGGCAACAGGATTGATGCCGTTCTTATACAGGGTGTCACGGGAAGCCTGACGGGGTTGGAAAGCCAACTTGATCACGCCACGAACCTGACCACGGTTGAAGCCTGCGGGGCTGTACCAAGGATCGAAGGTTGCGTCAGTACGGGCACAGAGACCCGCAATGTCGCCATTCAGCGGCACCCAACGGTTCTTGTCGTTATAGATGTCGTACATGTACTTGTAACCGCTGTCGATCACGCAGTACGAGGACGAGCCGATGTTGTTGCGGTACTGTAGCGAACGATCCAACTTGACCTGATCGGTCTCGTTTGGATCCTTGTTGGGCACCGAGAAGAACGCAACGCAATCCTTACGAGCATCGACAATGTCCTTGATCGAAGGAGCGACGAGATCTGCAACAGCAGTCGTAAGATCTGTGTCGGGAGTAAAGGTCTTGTCGGGGCCACCGATGAGCAGATTGCAATCAACAGTTTCTGCATCGGCAAAGAGGCGATAGCCCTCAGGATCGGAATCTGTGTCCTGACCAAAAGCAATCTTCATGTAATCGGTGAGGTCGGCGGTCAAACCATCACTACCACCTCTAAGTTGCCATACACCTACTCCGAAAGATCCGTTCGTAGCAGTTACACCCGAAGTTGCGGAGAGAGATGCATCGGTGTAGTACTTAAGCGAGTTGCCTGTACCCCATGCACCTGTGGAACCTTTGAAAAGGTCATTGTAAGATGTGTTGTTTGCCTTCTTGACGGCTGCGATGTACTTCGATGTGCGGTTGATGCGATCAACATAATAGTTGCTCGTACCATCCGAAGAAACAACACCAGGAAGGAAGGACAGCCCTTGGAACTTCTCAAGAATGGTGTTGCGAGTTCCCGAGAGAAGACCATTCTTGTCAATGACTACCAAGTGGAACTCGTCGTTTGCACCACCCAAGTCAGAGACATAGGTTGTGCTGTTCGGCTTGGCATCGAATTCGTCTCCGTATGTCCAATTGCTGAAGTCATGTCCCGCAGCGGTATAACCCGAAGCGGTGATTCCCGCGCCCGTGACCGCGACAGTTGCACCGCCGCAGACCTGAACCTCAAGGGTATTGCCTAGCGCACCCGCATAACGGGCAACAAAAGAACCAATCTTAGTGACATCAGCAAACTCAAACTTATCATCGTTTTCGATCATGGCTTCATCAGAGTCTGCCGCAGTACCGCCCGTGAAACCAAATCCGTTGGCATTAACCATGCCGTCGATCTTGGAACGAACGACTTGGAGATTGTTACCGTATCCAAGGAAGTTAGCGGCGGGGAACCACCACTCAGCGACATTGTCATCGGGTGCGCCGAATAGTTGTACGAGGTTGTTCTCGCTGTCAACGAGGATGCGCTTGTTGCATGGGCCCCAATTGAATAGACCCACGATGCCTGCATTGGTTGTGGCAACAGCAGGGACGATTGTGGTCAAGTCCTTCTCTGTTACATTCACGCCTGGGGAAAGTTGGAATGCCATCTCAGTCTCCTTGGATTGGTTTGATAGACGGGGGTATTTATTCGTTTCACCATTTCACCCTAGCGTCACATGATTTCTTCTGCATCGTCCATCCATGATCTATCCCGTCTTGATTGTTTAGGTTTCTGCGTAGATTCGCTAGCAAGCATCCTTGCTGCTTCGTTCATTTCATCATCGACGCTGTCTAGGAAGCCGAAAGGAGTCAGATCCTCCTCCAGTTTCTTCAGTTTTTCCTCAAACAGTCGCTTGCGGACATCTAGATTGACCAAGTCCTTGAAGTACTCTTGGGTGGTCAACCATCCAAACATGACCAAGCAAGCCATCAGATCGTCGTGATAGCCGTCCGTAGCCTCATAAGACCCCGCCTTGGCGATGTAGGTGCTGATCTCAGAAATGATGTCGAAATCGTTTACTATCAATTTGTCGCCTTCGATCATCTCCTTGATCACCGAGCATCCCGCCTTCTTGACTTGGCTGCTCATCTTGATGCCGTTGTAGGTTCTGCCTCCACCAAAGCCTTCACCGACCTTTTGACCCTTCTTGCCCTTGATGGAGATGGTGACTATGTTTTCGTACTCCAATTCATCCTTTAGAATGTCCGCGACTTGCTGCCCCGTATCGTTGATTTCTACCAAGACATATCCATCGTTGTATTTCTCAGCAATCGTCTTAATGAGGTTAGGAAATACGGGGATTGGAATAGTATTGTTTCTATACTTGGCAACAACCTTGTATGGCATGG